GTTGGGCCAAGAAAAAGTCGAAAGGCAAAGGGTATAAGAAATGGAAGACCCCCTATGAAATATTCACACAGGGTTGGTTAGAGGGGAGATACGGTTGGCGCATCGCTTATTACGATGCGCTGGGGCTTCTTTCTGTCATGAACGATAAGATCAATAAATACTCGCGTGGTTTTGCCACCGAGGAGATCGAATCGGAACACTGGGCTTCTATAGATTATAACTATAGTCAGTTCAGTGGACAGGCTAACCTTAATCTTAAGGTTAAGCATACAATACGCGCGGGGGCATTTTACGTCGTTGACGTTAGCCGACCAAACGTTATTAAAGCTCCGTTTAACCCAGTAGTAACTGCCTGGGAATTATTACCGTACTCTTTCGTGTGGGATTGGTTCCTTGATGTGGGTAAAACGCTTACGGCTATTACACCGCGAGCAGGATACTCACTTAATCATATGTGGATCAGTCACAAGATAGAAGTGACCGGCGATAAGATTAACGGCTATATTAATTTTAATAGTCCGTGGAATGGGATTGTTGAGTGGCCTACGATAGATTATAAATATCGTCAGTACTCTCGCTTCCCCTGGTATGATTACCAGAGTCTTCCATCATTCGACCTTAACTTCGATGCATTTAAGTTAATTGACTTAATTGCCTTATTTGTTGGCAATAGAAATGCCGTTGTTAAGATACTTTCAGACTAATTTCAGTCATAACCCCTTAGGCATATGCCTAAATATATTCATGGAGTTACAACATGTCTATTACCGTTAACGCCTCCCCCGAACCTTGGATAAAGTTCGAGGATGGCCCTGGCTACGCTACGTATTATCGACCTGGGCACCAAAATAAGGAGCCCAAGCTCGTTAAGTTTCAGCGTATTACAGCTCCGGTTGGATCGAGCGCTACAAACGCCCGTGATCGATACATCGTTAAAATTATTAACGGGGATACAGACGCCGATGGCGTCCCGAGAAACAACCCATCCGTTTGTACGGTGGAGTTTCGACTGCCACGTGCTAATGATGCAACGTTGGCAGTAGATCTCTATGATGCGCTGATTGGGCTAGCCGCCCAAGCTGGTCATCTTGATGATCTGATGCAAGGCTTATTACCACAAGCCGAAACATTGTAACCCAAGTATCTTTCGCGCTTCCTGCGCAATTTTACTTTCCAACCTACTCAGAGGTACTATTTCAAAATGAAACGTACTAAAAAGCCAAAAAGGCAACATGAGTTGAAACGCAGGTTTTCCTTACCTGAGTTTCTAAAGCTGTTTTCTGCTGATAATCCGCAGGTCGATCCCGGTTTCATTAACGGTTTGCATGGCGCAATTCGCGCTAATGATCTCGTTAGAATCCGGGAACTCATCGATCAGTGGGGTTCTCCCACAGAGTATGAGGACCCTTTTGCCTATTTTCGACATGCTCAGGCGTGCGCTTTTGTAAAAAAGTATCCAAATGCGCGTTCTAGTAGGGCTTGTGAAGATTCTGCTTACCAGAAATTTATGGAAGCAGAGGCTATGTGCGAAGCAACCAACTTACGTTTGTTGCGTCGTATAATGCCCGTTCATCTGAACGATATTTTCGCTAACGCTATAGATATATTTAATAGCATACTTGGCGACTTCACTGAAGCCTACCCTCAAGTCTTAGAGGGTTCGAAGCATGGCAGCGGCAGCTCATTGACCCTTTCGGGACCTCGCGTTACTGAATTTTACAAGTACGCGGAAACTCCGTACGAGGGGACAATGGGAACTAGAGCCTACCTTGAAGATGTGTACAACCTGGATGAAATAATTCCAAACCGTACAGAGGTAGCTCTTACAAACGTAGCCTTCAACAAGTTAGCCTTCGTACCGAAGGACTCTTGGACGCATCGAACAATAGCTATTGAGCCTAGGTTAAATCTCTACCTACAGCTCGGTGTTAATAGCTATCTTACCCCAGACTCCGGAAATTCGGAATTGATATCCGAACCCAGGAGAATAACCGCTCGTCCGCTTTTTATGCGAGTTTGAGTGGTGATAATGGCTTGGCGACTATTGATTTGTCGTCTGCCTCAGACACTATATCCTATCAATTGATACGGTGGCTGTTGCGAGGTAACTATGAATGGTTCGACTTCCTATATGATCTACGTAGCAGTTCATACTGCTATAATGGTAAATTAAAACCTTACCACAAATGGTCATCCATGGGAAACGGCTATACCTTTCCGATTGAGACTGCGATTTTCTACAGTTTTAGTCGGGCGGTGTTAGAACACCTAAGGTTGCCCGTAAAGGATTTACGGGTATATGGGGATGATATTATACTCCCCACAGCCGCTGTCGAGCTACTAACCGAGGTTTTCGATTATGTTGGCTTTAAAGTCAATACGTCAAAATCTTTTACTGAAGGTCCTTTCCGCGAAAGTTGCGGTGCTGATTTTTGGTACGGCATAGATGTTCGTCCCTTCTATATACGTGAGATCCCAACTAAGGTTGAGCACGTATATCAACTGCTTAACGACCTGGTGTCGGTAGGCGATAGGATTAATATTGAATCGATTTGGCAGTATGTTTTCAATTTATTACTACCATCGCAAGTCCTGTTCGGTCCCCAAACTGAGGACCAGCAGGGACACATATGGGCCCCAACGTCATTCCTTATCTCTAAGGGTTTCGTTGAAGCTCGTGCTCCCCGTGACAAGCGAAGACCTTGGTTTCAAACTTTATGTTATAAAACCAGGGAGATTCTTCCTATCAATTTCCGTTACCATAAATCTCAGCCTTCTAATGAAGATGAGATCCTTTACGCGTTAGCGCAAAGGGCGGTCGAGCGGCGGCAGCGTCACTTTTGGTGGACTGACGTCGAAATTGTGGATAAACCACAAACAGTTGAGCGAAGAGAGCGGGTTAAAACCCG